TGTTAAAATCCAAAGGGGTGAAAATTTCCCCCATGATTTGACCTAACCCCTGCGGTACACCCGTACCATGGTGCAGGGGGTCGAGCCGCTACAAGGGGGGAAAATTTCCCCCTAGGGACTGAGACACCCGTACCTCGGCGCACGCGCACTGGGGTGTGGGGTGGTGGGTGTGGGGTGGGGGGTGTGGGGTGGTGGGTGTGGGGTGGTGGGGGGAATAGCCTGAGCCCACAGGCTCAGTCCTTGTTGTTAATGCACGAGCGACAGTAGCGAGTTCCTTCCGTAGTTTCCGGGGGGGTGGGGCGGGTGCGGGCGGAGCCCGCAAGCAGTTTCGCGGTCAGAAGAAAAAAAGGGGACAGCCAAGCCGAAGCTCGACTGCCCCCAGTGCTCAGTCTTCCTGAAGGTTGAGGAGTAACTGTTGGTCCTCTTTGATGGTCTCGCGACGGTTAAGCTCGTGACGACCTATCCAATTGCGCATGAACTCGTCTACCCACGCGGCACTCTCTTCCGGGGTCAGCTTTTGACCGTGAATCTCGCAGGCCGCAGGTAATCCTTTTTTCTTGGACATGATAGACTCCTTCGGGGGGGGGGTAGGTTAGAGTGAGTGGTTAGACGGCGGGCCGCTGGTCGCGGATGACGTACTGCCCGTGGCCCAGTCGATACTCATCGGTGAGATGATCCCGGAAGCACCTCCACGCCTTGCCGCAGAACTTTGCTTCGGCCAGAAGCTTGCCGCATTCGAGGTAGGTTTCGCCACTCAGCACGGTGCCGACGACGACCGGGAACTCTACGCTCTCGTTGCCCACGGCCATGCTGTAATTGGCGTACTCGAACTCTTGGCCGGGCTCGACCTCGACGTTCGGGGGTGGAAAGTCATCCGCCCGTGACTCGACTGGCCCGTGAGTGTCCTTGTACTCTGGGCCAAGCGGGTATGGACCGTGGATGAGGACCTTGCCCGTGGCCGGATCCTCATCGCGACCCCAGCCGACGATGATCTTGTTGCGGCTCTCGGCGTTGAAGTCCTCTCGGATGCTCGCCCAGACTTTGGTGCGAGCCTTCCATCGGATCGGCATCTCGCCCTTGGGGGCGTCGGCCAGTGAGTCCCGGAATGCCTCGACACCCTTAACGTCGAGGTAATTGAGAGCATCTTGGAACTCGGTCTTGCGGTCCTTGATGCCCTTCGTGCATTCCTTCTGGGTCTTCGCGAGGGTCTTGACGCGCTTGGCCTTCGGGAGCCGATTCCACCGGGCTTCGGCGTCGTCCTTGCACGTTGCCTTCGCGGTCCAGAACGCCTCCTCGAAGACGTAGACGGCATCGGGGTTGAGCTTGCCCTTCTTGACGAGGAAGCTCTTGGGCAGATCCCCGAAAGCCTGCGTGAACCCGAGACACGCCACGATTTGTTTCTCCTTCGCGTCCTCGGAAGAATCGCTTTTGATCTTCGCGTCAGCGGAAGAGGTGGCCCACGAGTTGGCCCTCGCAGTTAGCTCGTCCTTGGCCGCCTTGAGTTCCTCGGCCTTGTCCTTCTTGCTACGGGTACTGCGGTTGGCGTTAGCCATATCAGGACTCCTTGGTCCCAAAAGTGCCTGACCTTGAATCGACATAGTGCCGTTCTTGTCGGTCAGGTGACTGACGGCAATTTCACCTACTTCCAAAATTTCTAGTTAGAAATTTTAGTGGACGGAAGTAGCCGGTCGCAGTTGGGCGACCGGGCCACGCCTTGGTAGGCCGGATGCAGTATAAGTCGAGTGTCCTTCAACTCGACTTATGCTACATTAGGCCCCATCGTGTGACGACAGCGCCCGTGGTACTTGTGGCGGGTGCCCTTTCCCGCCGCATTTTCCACGGGCAACGGAGTACAGGATGGCAGTCGTCGATTGCAACAGGTCTCTCTTTTTGTCGCTTTATCCTACCAACGACAAAAAGTGGTGTGAAATTACCTTCAGTCATCTGACAGACAGACAGACATTCAAAGGTTTCCGCTTAGGGACAGCCTGCCGTTTAGGGTGTCCCTGAGCGGACTTGGCGGGTCGTGAGGATCATTTTCTAATGTTTTTTTGCACCTCGCCGTCCTGTGCAAAAAAATATTAGAAACCCTTGGCAAATCCCAATCTTTGATTGGTTGGCTACGAAAACGATCTCCTGTTTGGGAGATCGTATTTCTAGCCCAAGGGAAGCAGGATCCTCGCGTAACGACCCGCAACCTTTGAGGTTTCCTTATAGAGATAGGCTGAGATTTCCAATCTCAGTCCTTCGGTGGCTGCGAGGGCAGTTGGGTCGGAGCGACAGCGATGGGCTTCGTGTAGCGGAGCCTGTAGTACAGGACAAAGCGGGGGTGAGATTTGTCCTGTTATGCGACCGGATGACGCATAATCAGTGAAGCACGCTTACGCGTGCCTTCGCTGGAGCTAGCGTAGCTAGCCCTGTTTCCCGTGCGAAGCATGGGTGCAGTGGGGGTCGTTGGGGTGGGGGGGGTGGGTGTGGGTGGGTCGTTGGGGGGTGGGGGGCGGTAGCCGTACCATCCATTGGGGCGACAGCCGTACCACAGCCGTACCTGTGGAGGTCGCCGCCAGAGGGGGGGGTCGGGGGGGTGGGGTGGGGTGGTAGGGAAATATAGACTGAGATCAGCGAAGCGAAGCGAAGCGGTGCGATCTCAGCCCTTGCGGTGGCGGTTAAGGCGGCCCTTGTCCTTAGAATAAACTAAGTCTAGGGTATCGCTTTAATGCGATGCCCTAGTCCTTCGGTAGTAATAAGCCATGGGTGGCCTCGGGGTGGGGAGACCCCGTGGGTGGTGTGGGGGTAGTTCAGCGAAGCGAAGCGAAGCTGGGGGGGGCGCGAAGCGACCCCCTAGTGGGGGGGACCCCCCCTCTGGGCGAAGGACACGGCGAGTACCAATCAACAGTGTTTTGCTCAACCGATGGTGAATTTTTGTACTTTACCACTTCTCCCCACCCGTTGTTGATTTCTATTCTGGCCGTAGAAGCTCTCACCTTCTGTTTGGCAGTCTAATCTCTAGCTTAAGTACCTAACTAGATTATTGTTTTAGGTTAACAGACTAGATTATCTAGTCTAGATTATTTAGTCTGTATTACCTATATAGATAATAAGGAGATAATTCTATATGAAAAATGGTTTGAAGATCGGCACGTTGACATTACTACTGGGTGCATCCACCATAGTGGCCATACGTTATGCCATTAAGTATGGATGGTTGGCTGGAAACACACATTGGCTAACACACAGGTTCAAAGATAATTCCAACGAATGGTACTTGTGAAAACAGTAGACGTAGCCACGATCACCCAACAACTGAATTCTCTTCCGTCGCATAAGCAGAAAGAGATCCTCGTTCTTCTGGACGAACTGTCCGATGCCAGGGGCAGGACCGGCTCTCAAGAAGAGTTCCTGCCATTCGTCAGAAAAATGTGGCCTGCGTTTATTGAGGGCAGTCACCACAAAATTATGGCCGATGCTTTTAATCGTATCGCGGATGGCAGTCTAAAGAGGCTAATCATCAATATGCCTCCCCGTCATACGAAATCGGAATTCGCATCTCATTTTTTCCCAGCTTGGTATCTTGGGAAATATCCCGATAGGAAAGTCATCCAGACTGCCCATACCGCAGAGTTGGCAGTTGGATTCGGGCGTAAGGTTCGTAACCTCGTGGGATCGCATGGTTATCAGAAAATCTTCCCAGGCGTATCCTTGAGTTTGGACTCCAAGGCTGCGGGTCGTTGGGACACGAATAAGCATGGGGAATATTTTGCTATCGGCGTAGGCGGTGCCGTCACGGGTAAGGGTGCCGACATCCTTATAGTAGACGATCCACATTCCGAGCAGGAAGCCGCGCTGAATGATCCTTCCGTGTACGACCGCACATATGAATGGTATACGTCCGGTCCCCGGCAGAGGCTCCAGCCGGGTGGTGCGATCTGTTTGGTGATGACCCGTTGGTCGAAAAAGGATTTGACGGGCAGTATTGTCAAAGCATCCATCGAACGTGGTGGTGCCGACGAATGGGAGGTCATTGAATTCCCCGCAATCCTGCCCAGCGGCAAACCACTATGGCCCGGATTCTGGCCGATAGAGCAGCTTGAGTCGCTAAGAGCAGAACTTCCGGTAGGAAAGTGGACTGCCCAGTATCAGCAGGATCCGACTTCGGAAGAAGGCGCGATCATCAAACGCGAATGGTGGAAGGAGTGGACGGAGAAGGATCCGCCGAAATGTCAATTCATCATCCAATCATGGGATACCGCATTTCTCGCGAAGGAAACCGCTGACTATAGTGCGTGTACGACATGGGGCGTATTCAAAAATAAAAAGGATGAGCCGAACATTATTTTGTTGGATGCCCTACAGGAGCGTCTGGAATTCCCCGATCTGAAAACTCGTGCCTACGAGATGTGGAAGGAATACAAGCCGGATGCGTTTATCGTGGAGGCGAAGGCTGCTGGCAGCCCGTTGATATTTGAACTCAGGAGGATGGGCATACCCGTGGGGGAATACACTCCTAGCCGTGGTAAGGACAAAATTGCTAGGGTAAATGCTGTTTCTGATATATTTTCTTCCGGGCTCGTGTGGGCACCGAAGAAGAGATGGGCCGAAGCGGTCATCGAAGAATTCGCCGCGTTTCCCTTGGGGGACCATGATGACCTAGTGGACTCATCCACCCAAGCACTATTGCGGTTCCGGCAGGGTGGCTTTATTTCGATTGAAAGTGACGAGCCGATGGACGAGTTTTTCCCAGCCCGCAAAGCAGATTACTATTAATGGTAAGGTTACGGCGTATGGATGCTATAGCGAATTGCGGAGAATCGCGTCAGGACATTTATTCGCAACAATTACCTAGTTCTGTGGATAGTATCGTCACGTTGGCAGAACGGCTGTTGGAGATTGGTGTCGAAAGCGCACTGGTTATGGATGGCTACGACGATTGCGTGGTGGGCGTGCTAGAGCGGTTTGGCATGGAGCCCATCGTATTATATGACAAGGCGAAGGTCATTGATAAGCTGATTGAAAACGGCTGTGATGATTATGAGGGAGCAAACGAATTTTACGAATACAATCAGCTAGGTGGTTGGCACGGTGACAAGACGCCGGGATTTCTGATTAAGTTACTTGATTGCGAATCGGAGGTTAGTTAATGCCGATAGATAAACCAATGGATCCTCTTTTCAATCAAGATGATTTCGAGATGGGTCCGCAGGGATTTACGGTAGTCGAGGATGAGATACCTTCGGATGAGCCCACGCTCACGGAGACGGAAGACGGCGGGATGCTCGTTGATTTCGATCCCGAGGGAATTTCCGCAAACGGGGATAGCTCGTCATTTGAATCGAATCTCGCGGAACATATTGAAGATGGAGAACTGAACTCCATTGCTCTGGATCTTATTTCCAAATTCAATTCCGATAAAAGCAGTAGAAGTAATTGGGAAAAGACATATGAACAGGGGTTGGATTATCTAGGATTGGAGATCGAAGATCGCACGACACCGTGGGCTGGAGCGTGTGGCGTGTTCCACCCCATGTTGTCGGAGGCAGTGGTTCGATTCCAGAGTCAGACCATTCAGGAGATCATGCCCGCGCAGGGTCCGGTCAAGACTCAGATTTGGGGCAAGTTTAGTCCCGAAAGGGATAAGCAGGCGAAGAGGGTTCAGCAGTATCTCAACTACCAGCTTCTAGAGGTGATGACGGAATATCGTTGTGAAACCGAGAAGCTACTGTTCAGCCTTCCGCTTGCGGGCTCCGCGTTCCGTAAGATCTACTTCGATCCGTCGCTTGGCAGGCCTACCTCCATGTTCGTGCCCGCCGAGGATTTCGTGGTTGCTTTCAACGAGGCCGATCTGGAACAGGCGGAACGTTATACCCATGTGATGAACCGCAGCACGAATCAGATAAAAAAGCTTCAGGTTAGTAAGTTTTATCGTGATGTTGAACTCACGCCCTCCCATATCGAAAGTAATGCAATAACCGATAAGTATATAGAAATTGGAGGCGTGAAGCCGTCGTGGGATAAGGACGAGCGGCATCAGCTTCTGGAGATGCACGTTGATCTGGACCTACCCGGATTTGAAAGTTCCGATGGAATCGCGCTTCCTTATGTAATTACAATCGACAAGGGCAATCATACGATCCTGTCGATTTACAGAAATTGGTCCGAGGACGATCCCCACAAGACCAAGAGGCAGCACTTCGTACATTATGGATATGTACCTGGGATTGGATTTTATAATCTCGGCCTTATTCATATGATCGGGGGACTTGCGAAATCAGCGACCAGTTTGCTGCGTCAGCTTGTCGATGCGGGAACTCTGTCCAACCTGCCCGGAGGACTTAAGACTCGTGGACTTAGAATCAAAGGCGACGACACACCGATCATGCCGGGGGAATTCAGGGACGTTGATGTCCCTGGTGGTGTTATCCGTGACAACATCACCTTCCTTCCTTATAAGGAACCTTCTTCGGTCCTTTATCAGTTGTTGGGTAACATCGTGGAGGAGGGCAGGCGCTTTGCGTCAATGGCTGATCTCAAGGTAGCAGACATGAACCAAGAGGCTCCCGTGGGGACCACTCTTGCGATCATGGAGCGGGCGATGAAGGTACAGTCCGCGATTCAAGCACGGATCCACGCGAGCCTCAGGCAGGAATATAAAATCCTGGCCACGATTGTTCGTGACTATACTGATCCGTCATATCCATATGAGACGGACGAGGGGGAGGATATCAAGTTAGAAGATTTTGATGATCGCATTGATGTCGTTCCTGTGTCTGATCCCAATGCGTCCAGCATGGCACAACGAATCATGCAGTATCAGGCTGCGTTGCACTTGGCAGCCCAATCTCCTGTCTCCTGATCTATATGATATGCCACTGCTGCATAGACAGATGATGGAGCTTATCGGTATTCCCAATGCTGATAAGGTCGTTCCAAATAAGGACGATGTGCTCCCGAAGGATCCTGTCAGTGAAAATCAGGATATGCTTCTTCTCAGTCCCGTCAAAGCGTTTGAATATCAGGATCACGATGCACATATGCGCGTTCACATGGTAATGAAGAATGATTCCGATGTTGCCCAGCAGGTGCAGAACGGCCCGAATGGTCCGGCAGTCAGTGGTGCCATGGACGCTCATATCCGTGAACATCTGGCATTTATCTTCCGTAGACAGATCGAAGAGGAGCTTGGTGTTCCGCTGCCGCCAGCCGACGAGAGGCTGCCGGAGAATGTGGAGCGAAGATTAAGTGTTCTCGTTGCCGATGCTGCTGATCAGATGGCGGGCAAAAAGCAGCAACAGGCCGAAGCACAGCAACAGGCCGAACAGCAGCAGGATCCAATCATCCAACAGCGCGAGCGTGAGCTTGCTATCCAGGAGCAGGACGCCCAGAGGAAGCAACAAACCGATGCCGCGAAGCAGCAGCTTGAGGAACAGAAGCTCGCGGCCAGCCAGCAGCAGGATGAGGCGGAACTTGAGTTGGAACGTCAGAAGTTGGCGAGTAAGGAGCGTATAGAAGCTGCGGAGTTGGCGTTGGATGAACAGAAATTGATCGTTAAGACTACAACCGATCAACAGAAAGAGGATGTAAAAACGCAGTTGGAGGGATTTAAGCTCGGTCGTGACCTTGCCAGGGATACGGACGAGGATTTAAAGGAGAGTAAGGAGAAGAAGGATGCCTGAAGACGTTCTATCCTTACTTAAAAAGAAAATTAGAATTCAGATGAACGAGCTTGCCGACCATCTGGCGATAGGTTCCGCCAAGAATATAGAAGAGTATCGTAAAATATGTGGCACTATTGAGGGATTGGCGTGGACAGAACGAGAAGTTATTGATATAGAAACAAAACTCAGGGAGTCTTAGTACATGGCAAACATTTCTCTTACGGAAGCCGTCACGGAGAAAGATATTGAACCCGAAATTGAGGAAAATAAGAAAACTCTCAATTTCGCATCCCAGTTACCGGAGGCTAAGGGCTATAAATTGTTGATTGCATTGCCCGAAGTTGAAGAGATGACTGATGCTGGCATCATAAAATCAGAAGATTCGCGCCATGAAGAGTCCATTGCGACCGTTGTGGGCTGGGTTATGAGTATGGGACCGGATGCTTACGCAAGTTATGCCCGATTTCCCAGTGGGCCGTACTGCCAGGTGGGAGATTGGGTCATTTTTCGTGCGTTCAGCGGTACCAGAATCAAAATTCATGGTAAAGAATTCCGTTTAATCAACGATGATACCGTCGAAGCGGTCGTAGAAGATCCTAGGGGGGTGGAAAGAGCATAATGGCTGATGAAATCGGTAGGATGAGCGAAGAGGACAAGTTTTTAGGCGTCAGACATACTATCGAAGTTCCCGAATCGGGAGAAGTGAACGTCGAGGTTGTAGATGACCGCCCCGAAGAGGACCAGAGGACTTCTGCGGAGGAAGTATCGGAAGATGATGGCACCGCTAGTGACCAAGAGCTTGCACAATTGGGAAATCGTGCCCAAAAACGCATAAAAAAGCTGAAATGGGAGTATCACGAGGAGCGTAGGGCCAAAGAAGCCTCCAACAAACTTGCAAATGAGGCTATTAGCTATACGCAAGGGCTACAAACCGAAAATCAGCGCCTTGTACAGCTTGTTCAGGATTCCCAGACCGCCTTAACGGATCAAGCGAAGCATCGTGCTAGTGCTACGCTCGTTGTTGCCGAAGAAGCCTTCAAGCAGGCGCATGAATCCGGTGATTCGGAGGAAATTGCGAAAACGCAGAAGGATTTGACCAATGCGCAGCTTGCTCAAGCCTATGCACCGTCTGTTTCGCAGAAAATTATTGATAATTGGAAGCGTAACGTGCTTGCCCAGGATCAAGCGTTGGCAAACGAAGCTTCTCAGCAATATGTTCCCGAGCCGGTACCGGAGCCCGATTCCAGGGCCGTGTCTTGGCAGGAATCGAATGAATGGTTCGGTCAAGATAGAGAAATGACAGCCTTTGCATACGGTGTACATGAAA